AGCCAAAACCAACGGGGCCGAATCAGGAATGCGTTTTATTCGGCTGGCAGGCCATCCCCGACGATGCCCGAGAGGTAACGATTACCGAAGGTGAAATAGACGCTTTATCGATGGCGGCATACGGCTATCCCGCGCTCTCCGTTCCGTTCGGTGGCGGTGATGGGGAAAAGCAAAAGTGGGTTGAAAATGACTATGACCGGCTTGAGAGATTCGAAACAATTTTCCTGGCTCTTGATGATGATGAACAGGGTCATGCAGCGGTTAACGAGTTGGTCAATCGCCTTGGGGCGCATCGGTGCCGGATTGTTACCCTGCCACGTAAGGACGCGAATGAATGCCGTATGTCGGGGATATCAGAAGCAGAGATACATCAGGCGATTAAAGCAGCAACGTACAGAGCGCCGGAAACGCTCAGGTGTGCCAGCGAGTACACGGATTCCGTAGTTAGCTTATTCTGGCCGAAAGAGGGTCAGCACATAGGCTACAAACTTCCTTATGTGGGGATGGAAACAAAGCTGTTGTTTCGCCCGTCAGAGGTTACGGTGTGGACGGGGGCAAGTGGATCTGGAAAATCGCAAATTCTCTCTGACTGTTCGGTTGATTGGATTAAGCAAGGTTCGCGGCTTTGCGTTGCCTCGTTGGAGATGGCTCCCGCTCAAACGCTTAAACGGATGGCGAAGCAGGCGGGGAATATGGACCGCCCTACGACTGAGTTTCTACACGCAATCATGAGCTGGTTGGGCGACGGTTTGTATCTCTATGACCGTGTTGGAAAGTGTGAACTTGAAAGCCTATTGACGGTCTTTGACTACGCCAGGAAACGCTATGGATGCGATCAATTTATTATTGATTCCCTCATGCGGTTGGGTGTGGAGACTGACGACTACAACAGCCAAGAAGCGGTGATGTATCGCGTGGTCGATTGGGCAATAGAGCGCGAAGTTCATGTCCATTTCGTTTGCCACTCTCGGAAGGGTGAGAAGGAACAGGGTCCGCAAGGAATTGAGGACGTAAAGGGAGCAATGGAGATCGGCGCCAATGCGTTCAACATTGTTTCTGTCTGGCGAAACCGAAAACAAGAGGACGAAATCAAGGCCGCAGACACCGACGAATTACGGGACGCGTTAAGTAAGAAGCCCGGTGTAATTCTGAACGTTCCCAAGCAACGCAATGGCGATTGGGAAGGCAAGTGCGGACTGAGTTTCAACTTAGAAACTTATCAGTACAGAACGTCACGATGCGATCGATGGGGTCGGACATATCTTTCATTGGGAGAAGTGAGGGCAGCGGAATGAACCAGGGACAGGTAGGCGATTGGAACATGGGCGCTTTCGAAAGGCGGGCATATTATACGAAGCCAGGACAGTCATGGATTTATCTGACGGATGGCGGTAAGGGCGGTCCACAAATTAAAAAAGCGGCGCGAGAATACATGGAGCGATATGGCGACGTGCTTCTATCGCAGAAGGTCTTACACCGCACAAAGGACGGCGTGGGCATTTATCAATATATTGCTACGAAATTGTCCGATACAGCGGCGGTTCGTATTCATGCGTTAGCTGATCTGCCTTTGAGGGCGGCATGAGCGAGATAGGTAAAATCTTACGAGATCTTCGTGAAAGCGCTGGATTAAGTCGATCAAAATTAGGGGCGGCATCGGGTGTGAATTGGGAAATGATCAGACGGTATGAAGTAGGCGAAAGCGCACCATGGAAGCCGTTGGAAAAGACCCTTGATGCGTTGGGCTATGAATTGGAGGTTGTGAGTAAATGACATTCGACATTGAGCAAGCGGAGAAGGACGGCAAGGCCCTAACGCGGGACGGGCGAGAGGTTGTGATTTACTGCACCGATGCGCCGGGGGGGTGGCCTATTCATGGGAGAATAAGCGTCACGCCCCGCGCTTGGCTTGCAAACGGTCAATTATGGCCTCGCCCTGGACATGAATCCGACCTCCAAAACATCCCGAAGGTCCATGAGGTGTGGGTGAACTTATATGCCGACCGGACTGTTACGATCTACCATTCACGGCTATCTGCGGACGCCGCCCCTGGTGGTGCCGTTGCAAGTGCGCACCGCATAGCCTGTAAGCGTATAGAGATAACCGAAGGCGAGGGGCTGAATGACTAAAGCCCACGCAAAGGACACAGAACTCGGGGGTATGTAAAAAGGCGAACGGCGGCGTCATAATCCTCTCCAGGCGAAAGCTGAATTTAAGGACAAGTAGACTTAATGACGTGCGCCCCCCATAATTGCATAGCGCCAATTAAGTCATCCTCCGTTTTTTTTAATGCTAGAATAGGAGAAAATCATGTTAGTTGATATTATAATGGCACTGTTAGGCGTTTTGTAATGTGGATATTAGTGCTTTTGACCATCGTAACGGGTGACAACGTGGAATCGATGAAAGTATCAAGTCACCCAACGGTGGCGGCGTGCTTCTTAAAGGGGCGTGAGATTGAAAAGCGCCAGCGCGAGATAAAGCAAAACTCGCGAGTAATATGTTTAAGGTCGAGATGATGACACCGAAGCAAGCAGCATTCGTGCGAGAATACCTGATTGATAGGAACGGAACGCAAGCCGCCATCCGTGCAGGGTATGCTAAAAACAGCGCAGACGTGACGGCATGTAAGTTGCTAATAAATCCTAAGGTTAAGGCCGCTGTGGCCAAGGGCACCGAAGAACACGCCGAAAGGTGCGCTGTGACGCTGGAAAGCCTCACTGACGAGCTAAACGAGGCTGCGGGCATGGCAAGGGGCCAAGATGACTCAAACGCGCTCAGGCAGGCCGTGATGGCGAAAGCAAAACTGCATGGTTACGATATTGTGAAAAATGAGCACGCAGGCCCTAACGGTGGCCCGGTGAAGACCGAAAAGAGTGTGTTCTTTATTCCAGTGGGGGCTGATGGATCAGATTAACGTCGAGTACGTCAAAAATCTTTACCCAATATTCACCATGCCGAAGCGTATTAAGATTGTTGTCGGCGGTCGTGGTTCGACCAAATCAACAGGCATCGCCGACTATGTGGCTGGGAAGGTTTACAGTGGCGACCTATGGTGCTGTGCCCGCGAGCATCAGAACAGCATCGAAGAAAGCGTTCACCGGACAATCTTAGACGAAGTCGAACGTCTTAGCCTTGACGGGTTTGAGGACACAAAGACCAGCATCACGCATCGCAGCGGCGGCAGGACGTTCTATCGTGGCTTAGCCCGCAACGTGACCAGCCTCAAGTCCACGCTATCAGGCGTTGATGGGCTGTGGATTGAAGAAGGCGAGGACATCACCGAAGCGACGTTGCGCGTCTTGACGGCATCAGTACGTTTGAACGCGACGGACACAGAACGGCTCATTGCTGGCGAAGATGTTAAGATGCCAGAGATTATCATCACGATGAACCGAGGTGCCCGGACGGGCGCTATCGCTAAGAAGTGGCTATCCCGCGCTGAAAGCGAATTGATGCGGTGTGGATACTATGAAGACGATACGATTATGGTTGTTCAGATGAACTACACAGATATGCCGCAGGAATGGTTCGCGGCCTCTGGCCTTGAGCAAGAGCGCAAAGATGACTTCGAACGTATGAGCCGGGCAGAATATAACCATAAATGGCTTGGAGCATATTACGATGAGATAGAGGGCAGCATTATCAAGCCGGAATGGTTTGACGCTTGCCTGGACGCACACAAGGACCCGCGCTTAGAGCGCACGTTTAAACCGCTAGGGCCACGCATTGCTGTGCATGATCCGTTTGACGATGGCAACGACGCTGGTGGGTATTGTTTACGGCATGGTTCTGTAATTGAGTTTGTGCGGTCGAAGGCCACGGGCGAGATAGACGAGGCGTGCTCATGGGCGTTAGACCACGCTAAGCAAGACGGGGCTGATTGGTTTGTGTGGGACGGTGACGGCATGGGAACGGGCCTCAAGGGCCAGATTAAGACCGCGCTAGAAGGTACTCGGGTGCAATACCATATGTTTCGCGGGTCATTGATGGGTATGGCGCAAGATTATGCAGAAAGGCTTTATGAATCGCCGGGCGAGAATGAAAGCGCGGAAAGCAAACGACATCCCAAGACTTACGCGGCGACGTTCAGAAATAACCGGGCGCAGTATTACATGACGCTGGCAAATCGCATGTATAATACGTTTCGATGCAGGGAACGCGGCGAGTATGTTGATGTCGACACGATGATTTCGTTTAATACGGATGGCATTGAAAGCGTGGATGGTCTACGCTCTCAGTTGTGCCGGGTTCCGACAAAGCCCAACGGTAACGGATTGATCCAGATTATGAACAAACAAGAGATGAAAAAGTTAGGCATACCGTCGCCCAACGAAGGTGATTGTATTATGATGAGCATGTTTGCGCCAACGGATCGGCCAAGCGAGGAAGAAAACTACGGACATATGGCAGGGCCGTCATGGATGGGGTGATATGAATAAGAAAACGGCAGTTGATAGCTCATTAGTTCAAGAAAATGGCAACGTAAGTGAGGTTGTTAACCTAATCCCACAAATCAACGGGACAATTAAACGCCCTTGTGTTTTTGGGGATGCTGTTATTGTTCAGTTAATTTACTCACACGATGATGAAATAACAGGCAATCCACAATATAGACGATTTATCAGCCTGATGGTGCAAAACGAAAAAATGAAGCCCGAATTGACGAATGAGGCGCGTCGGATAATGGAGAAAGATGATGAATGACGTGCTACCTTTTGAGACCACAGACCCGCATCAGCGGCAGCTAACGATGGCCCGGTATGCGATGCACTGCATGAGGCTGCGCGATTATGCCATGTTGCACACTACGGGCAAGTTGACGTTTGAACAGGCTGCCGAGGAATACAGAAAGGCGATGGAAAACTTCGATCAAATACTTGAATTAGCCGTTACTGAGCCGGGCCGGATGCCGCCTATTGAGGATGACATGGAGCGGGGTTTTTACATTCCTGAGTAACATCGGGCGGCGGTCGTTTACTTTTGTCGGAAATATGCGTAAAATACACCAAACCCGCTGCGAAGCGCGTTATCCCTTTGATGGAATGAACCATGGCCAAATCTACCGACACCACTATGCAGGACGCACTTGAGCGGTTCAGAGAGAGCCAGGAGAGTTCAGACTTCAACCGCACGAACTATTACGACGACACAAAGTTCGCTAGGTTGTCGGATCAATGGCCAGAGGATATTTACAAGCAGCGAATGCAAGAGGGCCGTCCCGCGCTTGTCGTCAATAAGATGCCGATGTTGATCCGTTCCGTTGTGAACGAGGCCCGGCAGAACAAGCCGTCTATCAAGGTTTCGCCAGTTGACAGCAACGCAGACGAGGACACAGCCGAGGTTATTGGTGGGTTAATCCGAAACATCGAACGGCAGTCTGTGGCAGGCGTTGCCTATGATACGTCGGTTGATCATGCCGTTACAGGCGGGTTTGGTTTTTTCCGCATTGATATTGATTACGCCCACGATGAGACGTTCGAGTTAGAGGCCAGGATCAAGCGTATTGCTAACCCGCTTTCAGTTCATTGGGACACGTCCAGCACCGAATTTGATGCAAGTGATTGGGATTATGCGTTTATCTCTGATATGCTTTCGAAAGATGAATTTAAGGCCCGCTATCCCAAAGCGTCACTTGTCCCGTTTGAGGGTGACAGCCGCGACGAAAACAGCGAGTTATGGCTGAAAGAGGACCAGATCAGGGTTGCTGAATGGTTCCAGCGCGACAAGAAAGAAACTAAGCTGCTTCAAATATCCATCCCCACGCCAGACGGCCAGCCTGACTTACAGGCCGTTCGTGAAGCCGACATTCCTGCAATTGCTAAGCGGTTTTTCGAAGCTGGCAACATTCCAACCGAGGGCATGAGCGAAAAGGACTTGCGCGAGGGCTTCATGGACTTATCAGGTGTTCAAATTCTACGTGAACGCATGGTCGAGGGTTATGACGTAAAGCGGCGCATTATCAACGGTATAGAAGTGTTAGAGGAAGATGATTGGCCCGGCCAGTCTATTCCCGTTTGTCCGGTCTGGGGTGATGAGGTTTATATTGATGGTCGGCGGCACTTTAGAAGTCTGATTCGTGACGCTAAAGACAGTCAGATGATGAGCAACTTCTGGAGATCGGCAACGACTGAGTTAGTCGCATTGGCACCCAAAGCACCGTGGGTCGGCCCTAAAGGCTTTGTTCCAAAGGGGCAAGAGCAGAAATGGGCGAGCGCAAACACGCGGAACCACGCATACCTTGAATATGAGCCGATCGGCGCAGGGTCCCCGACACGGCAACAGTTTGCCGGGGTGCCTTCGGGTGCATTGCAAGAGATCAACCTTGCAGACCAAGCCATGCAGGACATTACTGGTATTTATCCGGCTGCCACAGGTGGCCGGTCGAACGAGACCAGTGGCAAGGCTATTCTTGCCCGCGAGCGTCAAGGCGATGTTTCAAACTTCCACTTTATCGACAACTTAAACCGCGCCATCACATACGCCGGTAAAATCTTGGTGGAAATTATCCCGGCTGTTTACAGCCCGAAGGAGGCGGTTCGCATCCTGGGTGAGGACGAGATGGCCAAGGTTGTGAATTTGACGCAAGAAGATGGCGGTAGCAATAAACCCGGCATTGATGGCCAGCAACGGCTTTATAATCTTGCGGTCGGTAAATATGATGTTGACGTTAAGACCGGGCCAAACTTCGCAACACAGCGTGAAGAAACCCGCGAGACGCTTATTGAGATTATGCGACAGGTTCCTGATGCCGCCGCGTTTATTGGTGATGTTTTGCTCGATCATATGGACTTCGTTGGTGCTGATAAGGTTGCGAAACGTCTTAAATCGTTGTTGCCCCCCGAAGTGCGTCAGGCCGAAGACGCCGCCGAGAATAGCGAAAATCCAGAAATGGCCGCGATGCAGCAACAAATACAAGCCAAAGACCAAGAGATGAAGCAAGCCCAACAGGCTGTTATGGCAGAGATTCAAAGGCTGCAATCTGAGAACGAGGCCATCAAACAATCAAAGCAGGCTGATATGGCCAAGGCCCAAATGGACGGCCAAGCCAAGATGAAAGAACTTGCGCTAAAAGAGCGTGAGTTAGCCTTGAAAGAGGCCGAAGCGCAAAAGCCGGAACCTGATGAGACGGTCAAGATTATGGTTGATACGGAGATGCAACGCGAGCGGATGATGTTCGATGCTTCGGAAGCTGAGAAAGACCGCCAGCTAGAAATTATGAAGCTGATTATCACCAAGCGCGACGAAGGCATGACCTACGACGATGCCAAGGTCGAGGCCGAGCGCGAAGTGTCTCAGATCGTGTTCCAGCGTGACGAAATGGGCAACATCGTGAGCGCGACCAAGATGGATGTTGAAAGCGGTATGCAGTGAAACTGGCCGAAAACAAGTGCTGCACATGCGGTTATGAGTGGAATGACAAGCCGGGCGATCATACTCAGTGTGCAAGGTGCGGTAGTTTGTATGTGAAATGGCTGAATTATGAGCGGAACTTTGTGAAGAAATGACCGATTCATTTATTCCGGTTCAAGGCACAGGAAAGAACCTCAACACAAACGAGGTTACGACCAGTGCGGGAACGGTTCATAACGAAGTTGTTGAGCAATATTCCTTTGAGAGTGCGGCCAACACCACGCTTGCGCCGCTAGATGCTTCGGCCACGTTCACAGGTGAATGGGAGCAGAACAATCAGTCCGAGGTCATGGTGTCGGTCAAGACTGACGGTGCTGGCACCCTGTACTTTGACTTTTCAAACGATGGCGTCAACGCCGACAGCACATTCCCGGTCGCCGGGTTTGCTGTTGCAGCGAATATCCATGAGTTTCACATAGCGGTTAAGGGGCCGCGATACTTTCGACTGCGTTACGTAAACGGCACAGATGCTCAGACCTATATGAGGATCTACTGTTACTTCGGCACCTTCCGCGCATCCAACACACCAAATAACCAAAGTATCGGATTAGACAGTGACGGAAGTTCTACTCGCCCGACCGACTATCAGGACGAGGTTGTTCGTAGTCTGCGCTCCGGTGTATCAAGCTGGAACAAGTTCGGCTATCGCGAAGCCCTAACAGATGGCACAGAGCAAGCGATATGGGCGGCAACACCAAACGACTTTACCATCATCACGACTGCATCGACGTTCACAATCACATACGACAATACCGTTGACGGCCTTGGTCGGACGGGTGCGTTGTCTCTGGTGATCTATTACCTTGATGCTGATGGCAATCAGGCAATCGCGGTTCATACGTTAAGCAACACGGGTAGCGACGTGACATCGTTCACGGGTCTAGGTATCAACCGGGTAGCGGTGAACCTTAACGGTGGGCTGACATACAACGCTGCGACTATCACGCTCACGGCGACAACAGGTGGATCAGTGCAAGCCGTTGTCCCTGCGCTTGGTTCAGTGACACAACAGATGATTTTTCATACTGGATTTAATCAGACAGCCGCTGCTGCGATGCTTTATTTTAAGGCCGTGTCGAGCAACAAAGCCAAGACGATTGATCTGCGAGGCTATTCATACAGCCGACTTGTCGGGTCACGATATGAGGTATATCGGGACAGTATCGACACATCCGTAACGCTCGAAGCAACTATAACCGACCCGATGCGATTCCGTCTGAATGCTAGAGATGTTCTGTATTTTACGGCAACATCGTCTGGTGGCGGCCAAGGTTCGGCAGACATCGCTGGTCGGTTCAGCCTCAACTTGTATGATAACAGTTAATGCTTGCGGCGCTGCTAGGCAATATCCCGGTTGTTTCACAATACGGCACCCCTGCGCCAGTTCGGTCTAGTTCGTCATGGAACCCCAAATGGTCGGAGCAATACGGTCCAGACGCCCGCAGGCTCGCCACAGAGCGCAAGTCCGTCGAACGGGCAGTCTCAGACCTAAAGAACGCAGATTACGTCCCCACGGCGATTATCGAGGCAAAGGATATTGTCCACAGCCGTTCGTTGGTCGATGAATTGACGGCCCGGCAAAGTGACACAGACGAAACTTTGGTGTATGTTCTTGAGGCGTGGTTGTTCTTTATTGAGTGGCGGAATCGTGACGATGAAGCAATTGCAACAACAATTCTAATGATGGATTAGGGCTATGATGAACAATTCAATGTCATACGGGGCCGGAAATAATTACTACGATATGCTGGCCCGGTATGGCCGGGGTGGCGATACTGAATTAGCGCACATTAACCCGCAAGAGGCTGAGATGCTCAAGCGAATGGGCGGCGCTGGAACAGTCAACCCGCAAACGGGCTTGCGTGAATTTTGGTCCTCTGGCCCCGGTGGCGAAGGCCCTGGTGATCCGGGATCAAGTTCTGACCCTGGCGGAACACGCGGCGGCTCTGGTCGGGGCTTGGCAGATACCCCAGCCGGCGATCCTAACGCGCCAAACGCAAATGCAGCGAACGCAGCGGCCCACGCAGCGCGGGCGGAGGCGCAATCAAGGGCAACCCGAGGCCGTATTGGCTACTCATTAGCGCCCATGACCCCCGCGCAAGCTACTGTCATGGGCATGTTATCTCAGGTGTCGACGCCGATGACTATCGGTATCAACGGAAAGGCGCATATGGGGCAGGTGGCAACGCCTGATTTCAGCGGCGCAGATGACACTAACAGCGATCCAAATAGAAGCGGTTCGCCGCAGCTTAGTCGCTACATGCTCCGCCAAAACAGGCGATATTGACAGTTTGTTACAGTAACGTTATGTTTTAACCAGGTCGGAACGTCGGATGACGTGCCTATCCCATAGAAGGAATTTTGACAGTGAGTGACAGTGATCTAGACGTAGTTCCCCAAGAAAGCGTCGTTGATTCCCCATCTTCATATGAATCTGCCGACAATGAACCAACCCCGAAAGAGGTTGTTCAAGCAGAGCCGGACGAGGACGGGCCTGTTTCGTTAGATCAGCCAGAACCCGAATCTGATGATGCCGAAGCGAAAGCCGAGGAAGAATCAGACGAAGGCGACGAGGAACCCGAGGTTATAGAATTTGACTTTGGCGGAAACAAACTATCGGTGAATAAGGCGGACGTTCCGACCGAAGTCGCTGAGACGATTGATAAGTTTTCCAAAGATATTTGGGCTGATTATACGAAGAAGTCACAAGCCAACGCAGAAACCGCCAAGACGATCAAGGCCCGTGAGGAAACTCTTGCCAAGATCGAGACGTTGGGCGGAGATGCGTTGGAAGCCTTCACAAGAGGCAAAAGCATCAAAGCAGAAATTGAGCAACTTTCGCAAGTCAATATGCAAGCATTGTGGCAGTCCAACCCGGACCAAGCCCGGCAGCTTTCAGACCGACTCAGCGCAAAGCAGGCTGAATTGCAAAGCATCATCCAAGCCGTTGACCAGTACGAGCACGCCATCACTGAAAGCCGACAACAAGACGTTGCGCGGCGAGCAGAGGAAGGTAGGCAGGTTCTGGATCGCAAGTATAAGGGTTTCTCAACTGAGATTGCTCCGAAACTTGAGGCTTATGCAGTCGAAAACGGCATATCTCAAGATGAGGCGGCTACGTGGGCGTCTAATCCAACGGTGGCTGAATTTGCCTACAAGGCGATGCTTTACGATCAGATGCAGCAAGCGCGTAAACCGAAAGCGACTCCAAAACCATCAACGCCAGTACGGTCTATGCCTAACAAGGGCAGCAACCGACAATCAGCAAACCAAAACGATATGTCGTTTGGTGAGTTGGCGAAGGTTTTGGGTCTTTAGATCTCAATTCTGAAAGGGTGTAGCTATGACTACAAACGTAACTCTAACCGCTGACATCATCGCCAAAGCGGCTGTGATGCAGTTGGACAATAACCTGGTCATGGGAAAAAAGGTTTTCCGTGGCTATGAAGAAGAATTTGCGAAAAACATTAACGGTTATGAGGTCGGTTCTTCAATCACGATTCGCCGTCCTATGGACTTCACTGTTCGCGATGGCGCAACGATGAATGTTCAAGACGTGACCGAAGGCAAGTTGACCATGAGCGTCGACCAACGCAAAGGCGTTGATTTTGCTTTCACGTCGCAGGACTTAACTTTAAACATCAAGCAGCTTTCAGAGCGGGTTATTAAGCCAGCAATGATTCAGCTTGCCAACCAGATCGACCGCGATTTGATGGCTCTTTATGCCAAAGTACCAAATTGGGTCGGTACTCCAGGGCAGACCATCAACAGTAACCAGGACTTTTCGAAAGGCCCGGAACGGCTGGACGAATTGGCAATCCCGATGGATGGCCGCTGTGCTGTTCTATCGCCTGCCGATCATTGGGGCCTTGTTGGTGCTCAAACCAGTTTGTTGAATGACAAGCTAGTTGGTGACGCTTATCGGAACGGCTCTCTTGGTATGATTGGCGGCGTTGATACTTACATGAGCCAGAACGTGCCTACGCACACGGTCGGCGCTGATGTAACCACTGTAACGGTCAACCAATCGGTCACGACTTCGACCATTTCCTACACGGATGTTAAAGATTCCGACCAGCAAACAATCACCATTGCAGGCGGCGACCTTAACGCAGGCGACGTGTTCACAATTGCTGACGTGTATGAAGTCAATCCGGTTTCCAAGGTATCGACGGGCACTCTAAAGCAGTTCACGGTGGTTTCTTATGCCGCGAACAGTTTGGTGTTCTCGCCTGCTATCGTCTGGACCGGTGCGCATCAATCGGCGGCCATTACGTCTGGCGTGACTGACCTGAATACCAAAGCGATCGTCGCCAAGGGTACGGCAGCCACGGCATACCGTCAGAACATGATTTTCCGCAAAGATGCCTTTGCATTGGTCACTGTTCCTTTGGTTGCCCCTCCGGGTGCTGTTGACGTTTCGCGTCAGTCGTACAAGGGCTGCAATGTTCGCGTCATCCCTGTTTACGACGGCACGAACGATGTTAGCAAATGGCGTCTTGATATTCTCTACGGTGTGAAAGCCGTTGACCCTCGTCAGGCCGTTCGTCTTTCTGGCACAGCATAAGGAACCTGAATCATGTCAGCCACTTCGAACACAACGACCAACACTGAATTTGTTGGTGATGGTAACTCGGTCGGGACCGTTCTCGGTCAAACAGCCTCGGAACTCGTCGGGTTCCACGGCGCAACCCCGTCTGATCAGTACGCAGTCGTCACAAACACGACTGGTACGTTGGGCAACACAAACACGGCAGTTTCTGCTATCATTGCGTTGCTGCAAGAAAAAGGGCTTATGGCTACTTAGGTCATGCCCAAACTGACCATTCACGCTGAGTGCTGTTGTTCGCCTGAGAAAAGGGCGGCCAACACGCTCCGGTCAGAAGGATGCCCGTCACCGCCGCCGATTAAGGGAAACCTTGCGGTAGTTGGTGGCGGGCCTTCTGTTTTAGATTACGTTGACGAATTACAAAATTTTGACGGCGAGATTTGGGCTATTAATGGGGCTTATAATTGGTGCCGAGAGCATGGAATTAATTGCACCTTGTTTAGCGTTGATCCTGACCCGTTGATGGTTCCGCTTTGTCATGGCGCAGAGCGGGCAATTTTTGCGGCTCATTGTGACTTTGGGTGCTTTGAATCCGTTGATGAGGTTTATCGATATGAAAAAGACGTTCCAGGCCCTACAAGCGCCGTGGCTGCGTGTTTCATGTCTATGGACCTTGGTGCCGACCATGTGTTATTTTATGGATGTGAAAGCAGTTACGGCGGGCAGACGCATATTTACGGGGATCAACCCCTGAATAACTCCCTGGTTCGAATCGAAATTGGCGGTGATGTTTTTCTCACTAAGTTAGAATTGATATTACAAGTTGAACAAATGTCTGCGGTCTTTCGTCGGTTTCCCGATAGGTTCACAGATAAAAGCGGCGGATTTTTAGGCATGGCTGTTGCTGGATTGGATTATGACGTAACGCACGTTCATAAGAGTATGGAGGTCACGGCAATATGAGAAAGATTTATAACATCGTCGGCACGAACGTATCAGAGGCATGGATCGGTCAGACCGCCCCTGTTCCTGATGGCTGGCATCTGGACACGGCCTCTGCGTTAGCCGCGAGGACTGATCGACGTGAGGTTGATCGCGTCGTTATGACTAATAATCAGCCAGATATGAATGAGGCATTTTCTCCGCCGCGCAAGCGTGGCCGTCCTAAAAAGGGTTGAATTATGACTTTGCTATCAATCGTTAACGGCATTGCGGATTATACAAGCGGACCTCGTCCTGCGTCGATTGCGGGCAATACCAACCCGGACGCCCAAAACTACCTACGGGTCGTGAATAAGGTCGGCAAAAAGCTGATGAAGGTTTACCCGTGGAACATTCTGCGTAAGGAAAACACGTTTACGGCTGGCGGAACGGAAACCCTCGTCGCGGCTGCGTCTATGCCGTCTGACTTTGATCGGTTTATAGCTGAGACGTTTTGGGACCAAGGTACTGCTAGATTAGTGTCCGGGCCGATCTCTGCAACGGAATGGCGCGGCTTGAAGGCGTCGTCTTATAACGGCGATGAGATTAAATTTATTTATCGCGGCGGTGACATTCTCGCTACGCCGACGGTAGGTAGCGGAAGTTCGATGGTGTTTGAGTATATCTCAAATCAGTATGTCGAAAGCAACGCTGCAGCGCCGCAAACGTCATTTCAAGCTGATACCGACGTGTCGATCCTCGATGAAGAATTGATAACCCTGGCGGCGACTTACGACTGGTTGGCTTCCGAAAGCCTGCCATCGAATGCGGCGTTTAAGGACTTCAAGGATTATTTCGATATGTTACAGGATAATGAGAACGCTACGGCTATGATTGCGGTCGCTGGTGACATCTTCTCCCGTGATAGCCGACACTTCTCAGGTGCGCCGGTTGCGTCTCGAACAACCGTTTATTCATACTAGGTGACACCATGCCTGATATACGCGATGCCATGCTCGGCAAGCCATACCAGCCACGCAGCGCACGGGCTAGGTCTCTGGCGGCGACACCACGCGAATTTGCTATGGAGCAGTTTGGACTAGACCCTACGCTAGACAGGGCGACGTTGTGGCCGTGGGCGACAGGGCAAGACGGTTTAGAGTTTGCCATTCCCGAGATGGGTGTGGAGTTTCTAACGGCGGTCGGTATGCCTGATTACGCATTGCGCGGCGGGAATATTACACCAGAAGACGCTTTTAATTCCGCACTGAGTATTAGCGGCGGTGGTTTGGCTGCGAGTGCTGCAACCCGGTCAGTGCCGCGAGGTGCTTTGGGCGCTAACGTATGGCAGGGCGGGCCTCACAAGTATGGACCGGAAGGGGCAGCGAAGTCACTTGACCACATCAGCAAGGGCGAAGGCGCGCAGGCTTATGGCTGGGGGCGGTATGATGCTGAAAACAAGGCCGTTGCTCAAGAATACGAGCGGGCGCTAGGCGTCCAAAACAAGCTAATAGCAGTTTATGGGCATCCTGATTTCCCGAGTCATCATGTTGTCATGCGCGGGGAGGAGGTTTTATCAAAGCACAAAACGGCGGAGGCCGCGAATAGGGCATTATCTAAATTCCCGGCTGTTTCTAGCAACCTCTACAAGCACGACCTACCCGACGAGGACATAGCGCGGTATCTGGATTGGGACGCGCCGCTGAGTGAGCAGCCGGAAGCTATGCAAGCAGTTCAAAAAGCGTGGATGTCAAGGTATGGCGACGACCAGGACGCTAATTTGTTGCGTGAACTTCTTGGAGATAGCGGCGAAAGCCTTTCTATGAATGATATGGATATGTTCAACGAGGGGAAAGGCGCCGCTGCTTACAAGGCGCTAACCGGGCGCTTCGGGTCAGACCAAGCCGCCTCCGAAGCCCTAGCCAAAGCAGGCATCCCCGGCCTTAAATACTATGACGGCATGAGCCGAGGTGCTCGGGGCAAATGGGACATTCAGTCCCCCGCCGAAAATACAACGGGGAAATGGCGCGTAAAGCAATTCGGTGGCGCGAATGCTCAAACATTTGACACGGAAAGCGCGGCGAGGGATTTCCTGGCGCAAAATGCCCCAACCCGCAACTTCGTCACATGGGATCAAGACGTTCTAAACCGCATGAAGCTGTTAGAGCGCAACGGGGAAACATTCTGATGGCAATGATTAAACCAAAACATTCAGTTTATGATTTGTTGATTGATGGCCTTATTGAAAGGTTTTCGCGTCATTACAAAAACGACCCTATCTCTGGTTGTTGGGTGTGGACTTCTGGACTTAATAAATATGGGTATGGCAAGTTCAAACTTGCTGGAAAGACTTTGATAGCGTCGCGGGCTGCAAAAGAAATTTTCCACGGTATGCCGGACGATTCAGATATGTTAGCGCTTCATAAATGCGACAACCCATCCTGTGTAAATCCCAAACATATTTATTGGGGGACTGCGAAAGATAATGCTGAGGATATTGATCGTAGGAATAGGAGAGTAACGCTAAGGGGCGAGGATGCGCCGTGGTCAAAGCTTACTGAAAAAGATGTTTTTGAGATAAGGTATTTAATTAAGAATAAAAAGATGTCGCAAAATTTGATTGCCGAAAAGTTTGATATGTCTCAGGAGGCGATTAGTAAAATTAAACGCCGCCTAACTTGGGGTCACCTATGATGTCTAGTTCTGTAGCAATGCCGCCCCCGGTCGGAGGCTGGGACGAGCGCGAATCTCTTGCAGACATGCCAGAGGACCACGCCGTTAAGATGGAAAACTGGTTTCCGTCCACGGATAAGGTGACGGTTCGCCGGGGCTGTGAAAGTTACGCTACCGGGATGAGCGGTAATGTTGAAACGCTAATCGACTATGTTCCGCCAACGGGTGACGGTGAGATGTTCGCGGCGAACGGTGGTAATATCTACGACGTGACGACCTCTGGCGCGATTGGCGCTGCGGTGGTTACAGGCATGACGAATAACAGATGGCAACATACGCAGATTGGAACCGCTGCCGGAAACTTTGCTATATTGGTAAACGGTGCGGACGCTCCGAGGGTTTACAACGGCTCAACGTGGGGCACGACCCCGGCTATCACAGGGCCAACGGTCGCTAATCTTGCATGGTGTAACGTCCATCAACGGAGGTTATGGGTCGGTGAGAAAGATAGCCTTTCGGCCTGGTATCTTGATGTTAATAACGTTGGCGGCGCTGGAACAGAGTTCAGCCTTGCGGGTATTGCCAAATTAGGCGGCTACATTATGGCCATGGGGACCTGGACGAGGGATGGCGGTGACGGGCTGGACGATGTTGCGGTGTTTATTACGAGCGAGGGCGAGGCCGTTGTCTATCAGGGCACTGACCCTGCTGCCGTAAGCACATGGGCGTTAACTGGCGTTTTTCGCATCGGTAAGCCTCTAGGCCGTCGGTGCTATGTCAAGGCCGGGTCTGATATTATTATTATGACGCAGGACGGATTTGTTCCGTTATCCTCGATTCTGTCTGTTGACCGCTCACAGTCTCGCCTTGTCGCCTTGTCAGACCAAATCAGTAAGGCCGTCAACGACGCTGTTCGACTGTATAAGAGCAATTTTGGGTGGCAGCCTATCGTTTATCCAAAAGGCACCTATGTGCTGTTTAACGTGCCTGTTTCATCGGCATCGGAGCAATATGTATTTAATACCATTACCGGCGCGCCTTGTAAGTTCACGGGCCAAAATGCCCTTTGCTGGGGTATGCTGAACGATGATATTTATTTTGGCACAACTGTAGGGACTATTTGCAAAGCAGACACAGGGGCCAGTGATGACGGCGAAGACATAGCGGCGGATTGCATCCAGGCGTTTAGCTATTTTGGAAGTCCGCAGGCTCGAAAAGTATTTAAGATGGTGGAATGCGTCTTTGAGAGCGACGGCGACCCTAACGCTGCAATAGATTGGAATGTTGATTTTAATTTAGCCAACCCAACGGCAACGGCGCAATCGTCGCCTGTTAATTCCGCTCGGTGGGGTATATCTCGATGGGGTATAGGCACTTGGGGCACCGACGGGCAGATATATAAAGGCTGGCGCGGGGTGCGCGGCGTAGGCCGTTCGGGGTCCGTTCGTGTGCGAATAAATACTAATTCAGCGCAGCCGTCTTGGATATCAACGAACGTGATTTATGAAAGAGGCGGGGCACTTTGACGGTCATCGTTTCCGGTTATACGGATAAGGTCGCGCCATGGGTCGCGCATCATATTCCGCACGTTACCGACTTTGGACCATGCGAGGCGTTGGCTGTGATGCGGGGCGATTATATCATTGCAGGGGTTGTTTATCACGACTACCAACCGACTTGCGACAGTATCCAGTTAAGCATGGCCGCAGTTAGTCCGCGATGGGCGAAAAAGGAAATCATCGCAGGGTTGTTGAAATATCCGTTTGAACAGCTTGGATGTTATAGGCTTTTTACGGCGACACCTATAGACAACGAAAAAGCATTAAAGGTGAATGTTCACATCGGATTTACGCGGGAGGCCGTCTTGCATAGCGCCTTTGGAAAGAATAGACACTGCGTAATAATGCGTATGCTTTTACCAGGTTACAATAAATTCATTCAGTCTTGTAATGTTTGAGCCACAAAATTCAATTCCCTCACACGAACGGCGGCGTAATACCAACCCCGCGCACAAAGAGAAATCCCGGTCAGCTCGTCACTGGCCGGGACAGGCTTTCTCAAATCAAACTCAACCCCTTTGTGAAAGGGCATTGAAACATGACTATACACGACACTACTCAACAACTCAATAGTTGATTGATGTAATGTTGTGTATTATGATTAAAGGACGTTTCATATAGGCTATCTGATAGCAGTATGTAATTCAATGTTCGGCAAGGGTCGCCACGGCGTCCTAATGCGGTTTTTAGAACCTGATTACAAGCGACTATATGAAAGATTAGCCCATGGGAAAGCAAGAACCAAGCCAGCCCGCCCCCGTTATTGTAAACCCAACGGCATCGGCGACGGGCCAAGCGTCTTTTAATAAAGAGGCGGCGTTACAACAACGCGCTTTGAATATGGTTGACAGCTACACACCGCAAGGCTCCACCAAATACGAATCCACAGGGGAAGAAGTCGAAGGTATCCCGCAGTACAAGGTCACTCAGTCATTCAGCCCGGAACAGCAAGCACTTTATGATTCAAGCACACGCTTGCAGCAACAATACGGTGACATCGGCGAGGCACAATTAGGCGCGGTTCAAAATACGTTATCTGCACCGTTCTCGCTTGAGGATATGGGCGCGGCTCCGCAATTTAATGACGAATACCGCACCCAGCAAATGAACAACATGATGACGCGGTTAAATCCTCAAATGGAACAGCGCCGCGCATCGCTGGAAACTTCGCTCGCTAACCAAGGGTTCAATGTCGGGACTGAGGGTTATGATAATGCGATGGACGAATACAACCGAGCCTATAACGATGCCCTGGTTGCTGCGGATATACAATCGACGGGAATCGCTGGTCAACAGTACGGATTTGAGACAAACGCCCGCGACCGGGACATCAACGAAATTCTAATGCAGCGCCAGCAACCTCTGGCCGAATTATCAGCGTTTATGTCGGGTTCGCAGCCGACGATGCCTGGGTTTATATCATCGCCGCAGGGACAGATCGCCGCGCCTGACTTTATGGGCGCACAGTACGGGTCTGCCAACCAGCAAAATGCATTCAATCAGAACGCATATAATCAGCAAATGAACTCTTACAATAACAATTTATCCGGCCTTTATGGTCTTGGCGGTGCGGGCGTTGCCGCTGCAGGTGGATATAATTGGGGTGGATCATAATGCAAAACCCAGGGTCTCGTTTAACGTCACGTAACCGCCTTGCTCGTATGCTCATGGACCAAGAGAGCGCAGCGCCGCCTATTCAGTCTCATACGCAGGGTTTGGCGTCTATGCTTCGCCAGGGCCTTGCAGGGTATATGCGGGGCGCTGATTCGCGGGATGCTAACGCGGCGCGAAGTGAGTACATCAAGCAATTGACTGCGGGTGATACCACAAAGAGCGTTGGACATCCCGGTTATGATCAAAAGAGCGTCACAACGTTGGCAGAAGAAAACGCAGCGCGGGCGATGGCTGGTATGGAAGGCAACGAATACGCCTCACAGTATGGCCAGCAAGCGGCTTTGGCCGGAATGTCACGTAAGCGAAGTCTTGCGGATCAGGAAAAGGCTCGTCAGCAACAGTTGGCAGACCGGGCAACGGCGCGGCAAAACCAATTACAGGACGCAACCACAGGGTTTGAGCGTAGCCGCATTTTAAACGCAGAAGAACGCGAAAACGACATTATGGACAAGCTGGCAGAGCTTCAAGCTAGAGATTCTCTTGCGCGAGGGCGTTCGGCTGATGAGGCTTTGCGTGATGTCAACCTTGATCGCGCTAAATATGGCTTGGCCCCATTAACATCGCTTCCCGGATCGGGCGGCGGTCAAGGTGCTGCAGTTCCCGCTCAGCAAGCATACCCATCCATGGTGCAACCATTAACATCTGAGACTAATCCTACGAATCAAGCGCCTCAACCTATGGCCTCGCCCAAACCGCCTAAAACAATGCAACAAGCAATACTTGAGGCAGAGGTGGCTAAAACCACGGCAACCGAACAAGCCAAACTCGATGTCGAAGCTAGGGCGGCATTGCCTGGGATTATAGACGAAGGCAAAAATGCGCTTTCTATTTTGGATCAAATCGCAACATTTGATGAAGATGGGAATGTGAAATCAACGCATCCTGGCTTTAGCGACCTTGTTGGTATCCCCGGGTGGGGCGGCATAACTGACGCTATCCCTTACATCGGCGGTCCCGTTCGGGGCACTGATGCTTCGGATATGAAAGTTTTGCTTAACCAAGTTCAAGGCAAGCAATTTTTACAAGCGTATGAGTCCCTTAAAGGTGCTGGGCAAATCACTGAGGTTGAAGGGAAAAAAGCAGAGCAATCAATCGCCCGAATGGATGCGGCACAAAGCGAAAAAGCATTCTTAAAAGGACTCAAAGAGTTTCGTGATATTATTTATCAAGGCGTCGAGCGCGCAAGGAATAAGGTTTCTGGTAGTCAATCTGGCAGTCATGATGAAGATTTACTTAATAAATATGCGCCGGTGAAATAATGGCTGACATTAACCGTATGATGGAAGCATTGCGAAACGCAGACGCGGCGGGCGATGTTGAATCAGCGCAACGCATTGCGGGTATGATCCGTTCGGCGCAAAATGATACATCGCCTACACAACAAAAAGGTCCGCAACCAGATACGCGGCCAGAGGCAGGAATGTCCGAGGGGTTGCTTGATAGCCTCACTAAAGGGCTGTCTATGGGATGGGGTGATGAGCTTACTGCATTGGAATCGGCAGCGTTGGGGCGGCGTCCTGGCGATGGCACCTTTGACGTAGGTAATTATGAAGGCTCGTTTGGAGACAGATATAATGCCGCTATAAACGCAGAGCGTGGACAGCAAGCAAGATTCAGCGAAGAAAGCCCGGTTGCGTCTACGGCGGCAGAAATAGCAGGTGCTATTCCGACTGCGTTCGTTCCTGCGTTGAATATCGCAAGGGGCGGTAAATTAGCAAGTGCATTGGCAACGGGGTCCTTACAGGGCGGCGTCTACGGTGCAGGCGCCGGCGATGATGATAGACTTGAAGGCGCGTTGACAGGCTCTGCTATGGGTGGAGTAGCCGGCGCTGCGTCTGTCCCTCTTGCAGCCGGTGTTGGCAACCTTGCAAAAAATCTTATGACCGGAACGCAGGCTAACAACTTAGGTTTGTCTCGCCCATCATATGAGATGATGAATCGCGTGGCTGGTGCTGATGCTGCGGTTAGTGGCCAAGGTGCCGCTAATATCCGGGCGGCTGGCCCTGGGGCGATGGCCGTCGATGCCGGACCAACGTCTGCGAGCGTATTAGATATGGTTATGCAGCGCGGTGGTCCGGGTTTGGCCACGGCGTCAAGGAATATTCAAGGGCGCGTTGCTGATTCTTCTAATAAGTTTGTAAGCGTATTAGATGACGTTCTAGGCAAACCTATCGGCGTGAAGGCAGCTGCCAAGGATATTGCACAACGAACAAGCGCGGGCCGTTCTCAGGCATACGGCGAAGCATATGGATCAGCTATTGATTACGCCTCATCGGAAGGCATGAAAATCGAAGATGTTATTTCTCGCGTTCCTGCTAGGGCTGTCCGTGAGGCATTGGATAATGCAAACGATGAAATGGTTTCGCTCGGTCAAAAGAATTTGCAAATAATGGCAGATGTTGCTGACGATGGTTCGGTGTCATTTCGAGAAATGCCAAACGTGCAGCAACTTGATGAACTAAAAAAATCTTTGCAGAAAATGGCTGATGTTGCATATGCAAGCGGTAACAAAGGCAAAGGCGGCATGTATAATCGCCTCGCCAGAGATTTAAGGGACGCAATCATTGACGCCGCCCCTTCATATAAAGACGCTGTTTCAAAAGGTTTCGATAAAATTGAAATGGATAACGGGTTAAAATTGGGCCGTGATATGTTGCGGCCATCTGTTACACGCGAGGACGTTTTACTAGGTCTTGACGGAATGTCGCAAGCGGCAAAGAACGAGGCGAAAATTGGTTTACGCAGATATATTGATGACGCGATGGCGCGCGTTAAAACCGCCATGAGCGATCCAAATGTTGACGCTCGCGAAACCATGAAGGGATTGAAAGATTTATCTAGTCGTGACAGCCAAGAGAAAATACAGGCGTTGCTAGGTGAATCAGAAACGGCGCGATTATACGATGTAATAGCAGAATCAGAAAAGACGTTTAATCTGCGGTCTAGCATGGCCCGCAACAGTGCTACATTTGGGCGCACAGAAGCAAACAGGCTTCTTGGTGATTTATCGAAAGAAGGTGTCGTGAATAAATTAAGAAAGGGTGAGCTTGTCGATGCCGCCAAGGAAGTCGTTCATAGCGTAACAGGTATGAGTGAGGCCGAAGTTCAGAGGTTGATTGATAGCCACGCAGAAGAATTGGCAGAATTTTTAACAGGTCCGCGCGGCGAGGATGCGGCAACAAAACTTCAAATGCTCGCCCGTTCAACACCAGCAATCAACGAGGCGGGCGCAAGGGGCGGCAATCTTGCCCGCCAGCTTATGCGCCCTGTTCCGGTTATCGGGGCGGGTTCAATTACGCAATCAGGGGGCGGCGACCGATGAGCTTTAATGGATCAGGTGTATTTTCAATAATCAATACGTTCGTGTATGACACGGTTATCTCTGAAACCGCAGTCAATGCGAATTTCTCTGACATCGCTACGGGTCTTTCGACGTGCATCACGAAGGATGGCCAGACGACCGTTACGGCTAATATTCCGATGGCGTCAAATCGCTTCACTGGTCTGTCTGATGGAAGCGCGGCGGGGGATAGCACGGCACTGCATCAAATTCAAGATCAAGATGGCATATGGTGCGGGACGGCTGGCGGAACGATTAACGCACTGACGATTACACCATCGCCTGCTATCACGGCCTATTCTGCGGGCCAAGTGTTCACGTTTAAGGCTGGCGCATCGCCTTCCGATTCGGCGGTGACAATTGCGGTATCTGGATTAACCACGGTGGCGGCTGAATTGAACGGCGCGGCTTTTTCGGCGTCTGTTGTTATCGAGGCTGATAAATATTACTCAGCATTATATGACGGCACAGCATTGCAGCTAACTCGGCTATCATCACCCTCTGGCCAGGCTGACGTTATTACAACGCGCGGCGATTTAATCCGTGGCTCATCGGCAGGCGTGGCTGAAAGACTTGCGATAGGAACAACAGGGTACACCGTTTTATCTGATGGCACTGACGCGGGTTGGGGCCAAGTTGACACAACCGGCATCGCCGACGACGCAGTTACATTGGCCAAAGTTGCAGCGGGTACATCTGGCGAACTACCCACATGGGACGCTGCTGGGGACCCTGCCACGGTTGCAGTCGGTACAGCGGCTCAAGTCTTAACGTCAAATGGTGCTGGTGCTGCGCCAACTTTCCAAGATGCTGGCGGTGGTGCTTGGGAGTTTGTCTCCGTGTCTAACCCAAGTGGAGCGGCTACGGTTGAATTTACGGCTTTCGCTGCTGGTTATGATTATTGTATTGCGGGTTGGATATACAGTTCTGCGGGGGGTATCTTATCGCTCCAAGTTGGCACAGGTGCTACACCAACTTGGCAAACATCCAGTTATAAGGGCGATGTTTCTGGCAGTGGCGGCGGCGGTGCTATTCATACGACTTCCGGTACTGCCGGTATTCAGCTAAACCCGTCGGGATTCTCGGCGATGAGCACGGCAGATGATACAGCAATGTCGTTTGAGTTCACTGTCTATGATGTTGGCGAAACAACAATCACTCATCCAGTTATAGGGCTTCATGCGTTTACTACCGGAGCAAGCACAGGCGGTGCAACTAATGCCGCTACCGTTTGGGCAAAATATGATGTAGTGGGTGCAATTACCGCTCTACGATTTAGCCCTGCCAGCGGGACATTAACCGGGCAATGCTCACTCTATCGTCGGAAGGTGACCGCATAATGGCTTACACACACAAACACGTTAATGGCGTTGACATCCGCCTTACGGCGGCGGAAATTGCAGAGTTAGAAGCGCACGAAATCGTAACGACAGCCGCTGCTGTTGAGGCGGAGCGGATTGCCGCTATCAAGGCTGAGATTACGGATATTGAAGATTATCAGCCTCGCAGTGTCCGCGAGCTTGGCGTCAGGTTGGGTGACCAAGAAAGTCTTAATAAAGATGCTCTCATCGAAATTGAACGTGCGAAGTTATAGTCATGGACACTCCTCACCGCTCCGCTTTTGAGCGCCATTTACAAACAGCACTAGCCGTGATTATGGTTGGTGTTGTTGGCTGGGTTGGCGTGACTATCACAAGCCTATCTACCTCGCAGGCTCGCATGGAAATCACGGTAACTTACATCGCAGAAGACGTGGCCGTGCTAAACAAGCGCCTAGAGGATATGGACTTTGCTAGTCTGGCGGCACAGGTCCGTGCGTTACATACTCAGTATGTAGAGTTAGAGCGGTACCAATCTACAATTTGGCCACGGCTTCGCGAAATGAAAGACCACATTCGGCAACTTGAACCTAAAGATGCTAATAACTGGAAATACTGATGGACGTACTCTCTGAGTTGCGCGCTGTTTGGCCCATGCTGGTCGCGATGATTGGCCTAGTGGTTTGGCTGGCCCGCCTAGAGGGGTCGGCAAAACGAAACACAGAAGATTTGCGCGAAGTCAAAAAGGCGCTAGCAAAATCGTTTGACCGGCTTGATTCGGTTCAAGAAGCGATGCCGGTGATTGAATCAAAGATAAAAGTGTTCGGCGATATGCTCAAGCCTGATAAATTGGCCGATCATTATACAACGACGGCGCGATTCCAAGCGGTCACTGAAAAAGACCTCGAGCGGCTTATGGACGCGGCTAAAAAAGCGGGTGTTATTTAGTGCCGCTATTTGTTATTATCATTCTATCGGTGTCACTCATAGGTGCGGGTTGATGTTATATGATCATTGGTCGCAAGTGCCGAATAATTGGGACGCATTCCCGGCTAAATGGTGGAAACCTGAGGAATTGGCGAGCCGGGGTGATGGAAGTCTGTTTGTGGACCGCGGGTTTGTGTCTGCTCTTGACCTGTTACGCTCTAGCTATGGCAGCCCTCTTGCTTGTAATTCTTCTTATCGGGACCCTAGACATAATGCGTTAGTGGGCGGGAGTCCATTGTCACGTCACAAGATGGGCGATGCTGCGGATATTTCGACCGTTGGTATAGACCGCGACGTGCTGCTAAGATTGGCGCTTGAGCAAGGTTGGGATGGGATCGGGCTTTATAATTCGTTCCTGCATATAGACCGGCGCGGCAGCCCTGCCCGCTGGGGAAATTGGAGTTAGTTATGGGATTTATAGCATCATTGATAGGCGGCCCAATTGTCGGCGTCCTAGGGAGTATCGTATCTGGGGCCGTTTCGTATTTTGAGCGCAAGCAAAAGATGGAAGAACGGCAACAGGATTATGCTCAAGAGATCAAGTTGCAGGAAATGAACATTGCGGCGCGATCTAACGAATTGGAGAGCGAGGAAGCGATTGCCCACACAAGCGCCGTGGCTTCCGCTCTGCGGGCATCATACAAGCACGACGCATCCTATGGCCCTGTGTCGCAGACTATGGCGTCTGTGCTGCGTTGCGTCCGTCCTGCGCTGACGTTCCTTCTACTAGGGTTAACGGCGGCTGTTTATTTCACCATGCCTGATGGTCATATTGTTGGCGATGACGGCAGCGTCACAACCATCGGAGAGATGGTGGTGCTAAAAATTATGTTCCTAACGGAAGTCGCTTTGACGTGGTGGTTCCTTGATCGCCGGAAATCGAACAAATGACATGCTTTGTGAAGATTGCTGCGAACGCGCTACTTGTCATCGGTACTGATGAATTTATGGAGCAGGGGCTTGTCCAATGATTTACCTAATAGCGCTAATTTTTGGAATATTAAACGGGTTGTGGCGTTGGTCGGACGGGACTAAAGACATTCGCGAGCGGATAAATCGGGAACCAGCCGCGACGTATGCGCGACTCCCGTGGTCGAATGTGTGGGGGTCTCTAATTCCGGGGCTGGCGTTCGGTGCGGCTATTGCATTAAAGGGCCACGAAAACCTAATACTGACGGACTCCCTGATGCTGATCCCGTTGGCCTTGATCATCTGGTCGAACTTAGCGGCCCCTGGGGGTTGGGGTAAGTTTCTCGCCAATAAATCGGGTATGGGGTCGCTGTTGCGGTATGTTTGCCCGTTTTTGATTGCATCTTTCGTCGTAATGTGGACACACAGCCCCCTGGGGGCGTGCCTGATAGGCATCTATGGTATTTTAGCGGCGATGGTAGGGGCTTACGGAGAGCGTGTCTCTAGCGGCTTCCTGCTCCAGGTTGTTCACCCCGCGTTAGCTGGCTTGCCGGTCGCTGGTCTGGTTTTATTGTGAGATTCCGCTAAATCCCTGGTTTCAGTTACGCCTGTTTAATCTTCGGCGCGTCGTTGGGTTGGTCTTTCAGCCACTCATTCGGCGCTTCGAGAAATTGAGGCGTGGTGTTTTCCAGCGTAGCGAGTGCCAAAATCATTCCGTTCGCCATGCCCTGCATATACGGATCATAGTTCCAGTTTCCGTCGGAAGTCTGGATCGCGGTGATGTCTTTGAGGTTTTGGATTCGGTTGTCCATGTCTTTAACTCCAATGCTCGATTGCGTCAGATTGCCGATCCGCCATCGCCTTGTTGGGCGACCGCGAAACCGTCGTTGTAGGCCAGTACGTCACCAAAATAGTAATCAGGCCCTTGGTGTGGATCAGTGCCCTCACAGTAGAAGTAGCCTCCAGCGAACGTCGCCTTGGTGGGCGTCTTGTGCAGAGGGTTCGTGGCGTTCGGAAATAGGGTTACTAAATCGCCATCACTTAGATTTTCAAAGTCGGTTCTCATGTTCGTCTCCTTATGGCTCGTTTCGTTACCGCGTTTTGATTTCGGCTACGCGCTTCAAAAGCGCAACACGAATGGATGTCGCGGGTTCGCATCGCAAAGCGCGCTCGATCTTATGGTAGTCAGGCCGACCGTTTGCGCGGTGCGGCAATCTTCCACACACAATCCATTCGTCGTACTCGTCATCCGTCATGTCATCCTCCAATCAATCGCTCGTTGGTGATTCAGTCGTCATCATCGATAGGCTCAAACCGGCCATCGAAAAACTCGGCTCTTGGGCGCACCCAAATTTTGTGATCTTTTAGTGATTGATAGATCACTGCGGGCTCGCCGGTCGCTTCAATGAACACATTTTTGTTCACCGCTCCGTCAATAACCCGGTACTCGCCGCCTGTCTTTTTGTGTCTCCACATCGTCAGTCCCTTCAAATGCTCGTTTAGTCTGTTAAGTCTGACAGACTGATGTCCGGCAGGTCGGTCCAAATGGTTTTTGGGTTTCCATCGCTATCCCGAGCAACGCTCTCGTCCGCCTCGTAGCACGTCTGACAGATCGGTTGATTGTTGTACGCCCGCACCATGTCGAGCGGATAGCTAATCTCAATTGCGCAATAATCATGCTGGCACGCGACGAGTGCTTGAATTTTCGGATTGTTAGTCATTTTTGCACCTATGCTCGTTTACCAAAGGTCTTCGCTGAACAGGTCGCGCGGGTGATCCGCTGTCTCGATCTGCTTGTCGATGAATAGGGCGATGTCGCGGGCTTCGATCCGACCCACGAACCCGCGCTCGCTGTCGATGAAACCCTGATCGCCCCGGATAGGCGTCGGTAGGCCGACATTCTCGGCCATGTGGTGAATGATGTTGTGATGACGCGCTGGTGCCGGTAGTGCGTACACCTTGCCGTCAAATAAAATCGCCGCTGCAACTATCATCGGATTGATTCCCTCGTTTAGCTGTTGCTGATTTCGACACGTTCAGGCAGATCAGATCGCCAGGATCCAATCTCGGTCACTCGAACGTCATCGGGCCACTGGCCAGTTAGTTGCCCGTGTGCGTGAGCGCGAATGCGTCGAGCGGTTGCGACGGCGGTTGGTTGGTGGGGGCTGCAATACCGTTCGATCTGGTGACACTCGGCAACAACAACTTTTAAGGCGTCAATCTCACGACGCCGCTTGATCCGGTCGAGTGTTTCACGAATACACCAGCCGATCCCCGTTAAGGCGGCGGAGGCAATGAATATCATGCCCAATGCAAGGCCGAGATAAAGAAAAAAACCGCTAAATATTTCCATAAAATCAAACCCTGGTTATGGTTTTAGAACGATAGCCGCAGCGATAGCGCACATTCCGTAGAAAATGCTTTCAGCAGTCGACCATGATTTAATGGTGTCGGCAGTCGGGAATTCCACCGCGATGCCAGCGGCAACAGCAATCACCAGCGCCAGAACGACAACTGCGATAGCTGCAAATTTCCAGTATTTTATAAGAATATCCATTTTCTATCATCCGCTCGTTATCGCTCAGGCGATGTGCCTGACTCGCTCCCACATCTCGTTTTTCTCTTGGTCTGCTTTGTTGACCTGCGCGACAAGTGACGCGACCTGATCTTCCAGGTCGAGGACTCGTTGATCCTTAATCAGATCGGCGTGAGCGTTTGCGATGTCGCGACGCAGCTTGACCGCGCCTTGCTCGAACAACCGCCCGTGGATTACTGGATGCCACTCGTGTTGCTCGCGTTCGCGCATCACTGTCGGGCTGTCGCTACGGCCCGTCCAATAACCTCGGTCACAGCCGAGATAGCGCACCATTTCACCCTGGTTTCCCTGAAGGATCGCTTCGACGGTTCTCCGCGCCATGTCTTCGACGAAACTAACGAGATCAGGGGCGAGCTCATCTCTGACGTAGTAACGCATCTCGTCGGCAAACTCTCCGGCGAGATCGCGCATTTTCTTCTGAAACTTCTTGATCGCGTCGTCAGGCATTCCCGCCGCAAGGACGCTTTCAAGCCTTTGGCTTAGTTCGGCATTGATGTTGTTCATCTTCGTTCTCCTATTGGCTCGTTTACGATGTTTGCTCGTTCGAAAGCGGAAGCCATTTGACAGGCATATTTCGCTTCTCGCCGTCTCGATAAACCCAGCGTCGCAATTTCCGCGACCAGTGGCCTATGCTCCAAAGTCCGTTGACGTGACCAAGATTGATCTCGGTGCCGTCCCGTGGGACGTCATACATATCTCGCATATCCTCGTGAGGTCCGCGCATTTTCATCGGTCATACCCTCGTTAGTCAGGTTGTTGGCTGGTCAATATAGAACGGCTCTAACACATGCGGCGGCGGGATACTCTCAGCGCCGCAGCAAACGCACTGAAACGCCGGACTCCATTTATAAAGAACATTCGACGCCATGCCGTTTTGCCGCCATCCGTGCATGCAAGTGGTGTCACCTCGGTAAACATGCTTGTCTAATACTTTCTGCAATTCGGTTCGCGCGGTATCCATTGCGTCAATCCTCGTTTACGCTGTTAAGTCTGAAAGTTGGACGGGCGGCAAATCACACCATTTGGTGATAGGCCAGCCGTCCCCATCGCGCGGGACGCTTTCGGCGTCGGCGTAACAATCGGGACATATTGGCTGCCCCTCATACTTCTTCACCATGTCGAGGGGATAACTCACTTCCTCGGCGCAATAGTCGTTTTGGCAGACGACGAGTGATTGAATTTTAGGTGTGTCAGTCATTTGCGTATCCGCTCGTTATTGGTTTGCAGATTGTTCGACCATGCGACGGGCAATCGAATAAAGGATAGCCATCTCAGCCGAATGGTTCCGTTCTTTGAACACATGCGCGCGGCCCGATTTTGGCTCATGCACGATGATCTTATTCGCCTCTTGGTCCCACGAAGTTTTCACGGATTTGGGTGAACCTTTGATGATGCGCACCCTGTCGTTCGCGACCTCTAATAGGCCCCACCCCTCCGGCAGATCATGAGCGCTTAATAAGCCCGCTGGGGTCATGTACCAACGGTGCGAACCTATCGATTTTTCCGGGGTGCTCTGGTGATGTTTCTTGCGATCCGCGCGGAAGTCCGACCGGGACACTTTGCATTCGATCAGCCATGTCTCTAGGCCGAAGTTTCGAAATCCGATAGCATCGGGCTGCTGAGATGTGCCCGTCGCTATCTCGGACGCGGTGACGGAGCACCCGTTCGATTTCAGCCACCTTTCAGCCCGTTCACAAAGCTCTGCATGTGTCATCGGATCATACCCTCGTTTAGTGTGTGAGTGCTTCGATGCGGACGCGTACAACGTCTCGGCCATCGCTGGTCTGCTTCCAAACCCGCTCTATGATTGCGTCGGTGTCGGAAGCGAGGATCGGAAGACCACAATTTGCGACCAGATGATTAACCTTCGCCGCTCGCTCTGTCGGGCTTACGGTACGAACATCGATCTCAGTGCCGTGCTGAACGGCAAACCCGTATGCTGTGTCTGTCATGGTCATACCCTGGTTAGCGTTCTATCTTTTCCAGCAGCATTTGCTTCTGGTGTTCCAATTCTCCGATAGCCGACATGAGGGGTAATTTATCGTCATCACCGGACATGCCGCCTATCGTAAATTCTCCGTCCCGCCCCGTACCGATCAGGACAATCGAAACCAAATCGCCGTCGCGTGCCATCTGTAAGGCGTGCTCAAGACTTGCAATTAGGTTGCTTCCAGGAAATGCGGGTCGAATTACGTTCTCAGTCATCTGGCGCATCTTTAATCATGTGACGCACCATGTTGACTGCGTCATCGTACCCAAAAAGATTAGTGCCGGTTGGCTCATGCCGCATTGGATGCGGTGTGTTTTCGTTGAACATCGGCTGAAAACTAATCCCTGCGTCCGGGTTAAAGTCTTCGGGCAATTTCCAATTCAAAAAGCGTTCCGCCATATGTTTTATCTGTGCTTCGTTCATTTTCATTCTCCTATTGGCTCGTTAGATGTTTCTCAAAACTCATGTGTCGTTTCGCCGATGTGGCGGTTTCCTTGATGTCTCTCAAAATGGGGGTCGATTCCGTTTGCCGTTGACCCCTGTTTTTCGTGAGAGACCATTGTGAGGCAGCAAGCGGGCCTGTTCAGCACGCAATTCTTCCAACAGACAGTTCATTGTTTTTCCTCCGGGTCACAAACGGAGGTCTGGCCCACTAGCGGTTCATCAAGGGCGCGTCGTGCGATGTTTTTGTATTCAAACGCTTGAGCGCCGTAGACCCCTTCGCCTACCGCAATCTCATTCAACGCATCCCGCAGCCGTTCAATCTCATCGGCTGCTTGCCACACAAGAAACTTTTCTTTCTTAGTCCACCCATCTGACGCTGCCAAAACACGGGCGTTATGTCGCAACTTATCTTGCAATGTGTCAGTCATCGCTCTGACCTTTCGCGTTAATGGAGGTCTTCATGCCGCCCGCCTGTCGTCTGGGTGGGGCAGACGTATGCCAAGCTCCGCCGCCTGCCTGTCAATGTGGTTGAGGTATTCCGACATCTCTTCGACCTTGAGGCGCTTTGTGGAGTAGGTTTCCATTGGCCCATCTGGCCCCTCTGTCACAACAGGCTTAAGGAACCGCCGCATTAGCGTTTCGTGCATTTCATCTTTGGTGTAGCCGAGCGTTTTCCCTATTAAACTCAACCAATCCCAATAAAGATTGTTTTGCTCCAATGAGCGGTTTTTCTTGTAGGAGCGAATAACCACTTCAACGGGATTGTCTGGCCCGTAGTTGATCGCGTTAAGCCTGCGTATGGCTTCGTCACGGTGTCGTGGTTCTCGGATGATGATGGAATGGTTCACCACGGTATCTCATCATCTAAATTCGCATCGTCTTGTGGGGCGGGACCACTCTCACCACCTGCGCTGTCACGTTGTGGCTGTTCACCGTTCCGAGCGTCCAGCATCGTCATGACGCCGTTGAACTTCGGAATGACTACCTCGGTGGTGTATTTTTCTTGGCCGCTGTTGTCGGTCCACTTGCGGGTTTGCAAAGTGCCTTCGACGTAAATCTTTGAACCCTTCTTGAGATACTTCTCACAGGTGTCCGCTATGCGTTCATCGAAGCAAACAACGCGATGCCATTCCGTCTTTTCCCTGCGCTCGCCAGATGATTTGTCACGCCAGCTTTCAGAAGTCGCTACGGATAGATTGCAAATCTTTTGACCATTCTGGGTGGTTCGAATTTCTGGATCACGTCCTAGATTGCCAACCAAAATCACTTTGTTAACTGAGCCTGACATTAAGCAGCTTCCTTCTGTTTTACGCGCTCGCACGCTTGTTCCATTGTTGCCTTTAGACCTGGGCAATTAGGGGTTCCTCGCCACCAGTCCGGCAGGTGGTCCACGATAATTTGTAGGGTTGGCTTAAAGCCATCTACGAGTGCGGCGTAATCCTCTTGGGTTTGGCAATCGGCTAAACTTGCTACAAACGTGCCTTGCTCCTTTTTAAGGCTGGACACGGAGAACCCATCGGGTAGACCATTTCGATTATCGTGTTGTTGTGCGGGTTCCGCCTGACCATCGTCTTCGCTGTGCAGATCGCCTTTATGCCAAAGGTCTAAAGCAGCACCGAAGCGCATTGCCGCGTTACGAAGGGCGTCCCCGATCACTTCCTTGATTGCGTCACCGCCTTTTTTATCGCCAGCATGGCCGTAACCGAGCCGCGTTTGACCGCAGACGGTAAGTTTAATCCAAAGCCCACCGACGTTATCAAAGGCTGGCAAACCGTTCTCATTTTGACCAACTGGCGCCCAATTCCAGAGGGGATCAGCTTCGAGCAATCGGTCTGTTAGCGCGGCATGGCCGACGTAATCCAGGTGGACCACTTGTGGATGGTGCCATCCACCGCACTCTGTACAGCGAACACCTTTTTTGAAGTCGGCCTTAACATCTTCTGTTTGCCGCTTGGTAGGCTTTGGCAATTTGCTGACTTGGTTCGCCGGGAACGGCTCACGCAGCAACTCAAGCCCTGTTTTGTTATCAGTCATTGCGCCACCTATGCCGCTGTTTTGATTTCGTTGATTTGAAAGCCTGGAATGTCGCGTTTGCCTGCCCGCACGTCCTTCTGTGCGAGTTCCATAAAGAACGCTTCCAATTCCTTTTGATTATGAACCCAGTAATGCCGGGCCGCTTCTTTTGCGTCGGTCAGCACTGGCTCATACGATGTTCGCAGGGACACAGCCCGACCAACACCGCCCGATGATTTAGCTTTGTCGCGTGACGCAATGTTCGCGACGGTTTCCGCTTTCTTGGCCTCTTTCAGAAGGCGCTCAGCCTCTTCACGCTTAGCCAAGTCGTCCGCCTTAGATTGTCGCATGGCCTCTTCTGCGATACGTCGCTTTTCGTCGGCTTCTTCGCGGGCCTTGCGCTCTTTCTCACGCTTCTCGACTTCGATCTTTTCCAACCACGGGGCGAGTGCTGCCTTACACCCCTGTGTGATGTGATCGGCGCGGCTCAAGACTGGATTGTATCGCGCCTGAACCTCTTTCTTGCCGTCATCAAAGGGCTTTGCTTCGGCCTTTCTAGCTTCGTCTGTTTCCTTTTTTGCCGAACGTACAAGGTTCAACAGCTTTGAAATTTGGTCTGCCGTGCCTTGGTTCTCGACCTTCTCGCCATCAAGCCAATTGCGGGCTTCGTCGTATAGGTCATTCATGCGACCTTCGACGGCTTCAAAGTCTGTGCTGGCTGGCGGCATGTTATGCCCCATTGTTGCTTCGCTCATTTCCATCTCCATTGGTATTGTTGTTGGTTCCGGCATGTCTTCGTCCCATGCACAGGGCGCTTCGCTCTTATCCATCACCAATCCCCTTGAATGTCTGCATGACGGGCTATGGTCTTTGTTCCATCCATGAGTGTGATGTTCCACCAGTCGCCATGAGCCTTGCTGGTTACGGTGCCTTTTCCTGCACCAATAACGATGACTATTGCGCCAATCATAACGGCCACCGCGAGTCATAAATTATAGCCAGTGCGGTTGCGGTGATTGCGCCAAACCCGAGAGTGAACGCAGCCAATCCGATGTAGAACTTACGGTCCTCGTTTTGCCTACTTTTAGGCTTGCGGGGTTTCTCTGATATGGATGAGGGGGTCATGCGTCACCCCTTGCCTTAGCGATGGCGGCGTCACGCATATGGAGGAATGTTTGGAGGTCGCCACCACCACGCATGCACTCGACTTGATACTCCAGCGCTTCCAACAACTCCGGCGCGGCGGCTATTAGGCGAGCGTTGGCTCTATCTTCCTCGCCAAGATGAAAGTCGTCGCCCGCGCCCACTGACGGCTGCACATGGGCTATTGACTTAAATTCTTTCGACGGACACTCGCCAAATGCAATCTCAATGATAGGGATGTCTTCTGGGCACTCGTCTTCGCATAGAATATACCAAGGTCCTGGCGTGTGGGCGCTCATGCTGTCCTCACAGGCATGTATTGGTTCATCATCATGCGCCGCACTTCGGCGTCGATAGCCCGCTCTGCCGGGCTGGACATATCGCCAGCAATGGAGTCGGGATCGTTCGCCGTCTCCATGTCACCGATTAAAGTCTCGAACTGTCCGGTAATGTCGGCAGCTTCCAACTTGTGCCAGATCGGGTGATCCGGGTGGATACCCTTGATTGACTTGAATGTCGCTTTAAGCTGTGTGATTTCTGCGTCGAGCATCTGTCTATCCTTTTATTTAGCCTTCGCCGTCGCCGGAGCCGCCGCCGCGGCCGTAGCCGTAGCCGTCGCCGGAGCCGTCGCCGTCGCCGTCGCCGTAGCCGGAGCCGTAGCCGTAGCCGTAGCCGTAGCCGTAGCCGTCGCCGGAGCCGTCGCCGCGGCCGTAGCCGTAGCCGTAGCCGGAGCCGTAGCCGTCGCCGGAGCCGGAGCCGGAACCGTTACGCGGGTTCATAGGTTTTCATCCCACGAATTGACGTTTCAGCCGCATCGCTACATCGGATAATTTCGCAGTTTTCTGTTAGGTGAATATCAATTGGCGCACCAACTTTGCTGTCTTCGTGCAAGCCTTCTGCGGCGACACCAGATAGGAAGGCGCTGTTTTTTGCTGCTTTCCAATACCAAAGCCGCCGACTTTCGGTAAGAACGCACTCTCGACCATTTGTTTGCGTTAAGACGCCAGCATGAACGCCCGCATCCCGGCACCGTACAATGACGTAACTGCCGATCATGCCATTATCAAAGTGAGAGGGAGTGTTTTGTCCGACCATTGCAGTGAGTTGCTTGGCTTGGCCGATTGTTAGGTCATCGATATTCATCTGTCGTATCCACCGTTTATTTCGATGGACACAACATACGAAAGCCTAATTGACGTGTCAAGAATAATTAACGGCAATATAAAAAATATTTCGGGTGATTTAGTTTGCGGGGATGGGGGAATCCCCCCAAGTCGTTTTAGTTTTATTTTTCTCTTAAATTATGGTTGACGCCACTTAAAGTGTGGTTTACAAGGATTATTATGAAAACATTAATCCAAAAGGCAGCTAATATTGCAGGGGGCACCGAGGCGTTAGCGCGGCGTCTTTCCTGTTCGCGTCAGGCTATTTCTCAGTGGCACGGCAAAGTGCCGCGTGGACGGGCGTTGGAAATTGAACTTATAACTGGCGGTGCAGTAACCCGTCACCAGTTGAGGCCGGACCTGTTCCCGCCAGAGGATTCAAGCGAAAGCGCGGCATAGCTTCTCACGGACCTCCCCTAGGCGGGGTGCCTTCATCCCTGCCTACAACTACCCCGGCGCTTCGGCGTCGGGGGCTTTTGGAAAGGAGTATTTTGCAGAGCGGCGGCGTGGAAAGCAGACACGCAGCGTTAGCAGCCACGTAAAGGTGAATGGCGTCAGACGGTAAGGCTCTTTGACATTCCCTTTAGCCGGAGTAGCGCCCGGCCCGCTCTGCAAAGTGTTCTGAGTTTACGCGCATCCCGCTTCGAACACGGGAGCTATACCCATCAGCTGGGGAGTGGGGCGCAAATCCCCGGCACAGATTTGGAGAGAGTGAAATGCTAAACCGAAGCCTTAAGCAAGAAGACACGCCACTAAACGCCATGATAGCCAGGAGCCATCCGGGTATGGCGACGTGGGCGGGCGGTGGCCCTGATGGATGTGTTTGCTGGGGTTGCGGGGACTTCAATCGGCCCACCAAAGACACGAAGAAGGGTTCATGCAATCGCTTCAAGCGGATGACTGGCAGGGGCCCCTATCAAAAGATCGATCCGAAAACCGGCAAAGAAAAACTCGTCACTCCAGCAAGCCCAACGTTCCCGGCACGCACGCCTGCCTGCCGCTATTTCGAAGCACGTAAATGAAAGCACGATCCGCAAAAGCCAAGGGCACACGGTTAGAGACATTTCTCGCTAAGGAAATGGACTCACTGCCCGGATGGTCCGCACGCAAGCAACCGGGTAGCGGTATCTATCAAGCCTTTCCGCATGACCTGTCTATCGTTGACCCTTGCGGGCGTGAGTGGATAGGCGAGGCGAAGTCTTGGAAAAATGGCTGGCGCACTGGCGACAAGGCACTTGGTCAAGCTGACATTCTTTTCATCAAACGCGATTACGGAGAACCGTGCGTCTATATGCCGTTCTCCAAATTCGTTGAAATGGTGTCTCCACTGAATGAGGTTGAGAAGCCCGAATGACCCTCCTTGATGAACAAGATGACCCGCTAATCGTTCAGTATTTCGAGAAGTACAAACAGTGCCAGAGCCGCGCTGACACACGAGGCATGGATAAGTGGGCAGCAAAGGCCAAGGAACTGCGCACCGCGCTCATGCGGGACGCCTACGGGATAAGGGAGGCGGCTGAATAGTGGCGCGCATAAGAACAATTAAACCGGGTTTCTGGCAGCATGAAGACCTAAGCGAGTTACCGCCCGAGGTTCATATGATGGCTGCGGCATTACTCAATCACTCCGATGATGAAGGGTATTTCAAGGCCAACGATAAACTTGTTAAAGCGGCATGTTGTCCACTCCGTGAGGACTCCGTGAGTACTCATGGAGCGCTCATTCAGTTGGAAAAAATAGGGTTTATCGAAATGTTTGAAGGGACTGACGGAAAAAAGTACGGGCATGTTGTCAAATTCCTTGATCACCAGACCATCAGCCGCCCAACCGCTAGTAAAATCAAGAAGTTACAGCCACTCACGGAGGACTCACTGAATACTCATGGAGTGCTCCATGAGGACTCCATGCAGGAAAGGAAGGGAAAGGAAGGGAAAGGAAAGGAAGGGAGAGACGCGCGCGAAAGATTGGAGCCGGAAAACTTCAAACCCATGCAGGCAGATAATTTAGTTCCCGCGAATTGGCTACCAGACAAAACCGATTATTGGAAAAACGAGGCAGAAAAGTTTGTAGCCCACTATGCCGGGAAGGATGGCACGCCGCACACCGATTGGCGGGCAACTTGGAATTTGTGGCGTCTGAGAGCGCCGGAGTTTGCGCCAGCGAAACCGACCGAGGTTGATCACTACGCGGGGTGCATATGAGCGATATTCACGAGATCAAGCGCGAGTTGGCCAGTCGGGCGTTATCGGTTTGCGAACGTCTTCTCCCTGGTGGCCGGAAGGATGGCGCGGAGTTCAAGGCCGGATCAGTTTCGGGTGAGGCCGGCAATTCCCTTTCGGTGAGTTTGACGGGTTCGAAAGCTGGCGTCTGGCGAGATTTTGCCGAGAGCGACAAGGGCGGCGATTTACTAGACCTCTGGCAACAATCGCAGGGGATTTCGCTGGTTCAAGCATTGGATGAGGCAAGGGATTTCCTCGGATGGGAAAAGCCTAAATTCGTTGGCCAGAAACGAGAATGGACGCGACCCGAAGCGCCGAAGGGAACAACGAAAGTTAAGGATCGGGTGAGGGATTATCTAACCGAGGATCGGTGTATTCCGGATCAAATTCTTGAAAAATACAAGGTTGCTGCGAAGGGCAACGAAATTGTTTTCCCGTTCATTGCTGATGGCGTTTTGCGAATGATCAAAACCCGTACTGCGGAGGATGGAGGAAAGCCAAAACCAACGGGGCCGAATCAGGAATGCGTTTTATTCGGCTGGCAGGCCATCCCCGACGATGCCCGAGAGGTAACGATTACCGAAGGTGAAATAGACGCTTTATCGATGGCGGCATACGGCTA